CGAAGAAGAGGACGAAGACGAGGACGAAGAAGAGGACGAAGAAGACAGACCTAAAGGCAGACTTTCAGGTGCAGAACTACAGAAACTAAAGCAACAAAAACAGAAGCAGAAACAAAACGAATCTCTCATTCGTGAAAATAAGCAACTTTTAGGTGCTACAAAAACAAACAAACAAAAAATTAAAGCTCTTAAAGAGCAGAACAATAAATATAGAACATTGGTTGAGAAAATTAAAGAGAGATTAAATGAAGTTAATCTTTCAAACGCAAAACTTTTGTATATGAATCGGATTTTAGAAAATAACTCCTTGAATGAGCGGCAAAAAGATATAATTGTCGAAAAGCTTTCTAACGTTGATTCAGTCGAAGAAGCTAGGACTATCTTTGAAACGCTTCAGAGTGCAGTGGGCAGTGCTTTAAATAAAAAAGCGCCAAAATCGCTGAACGAAGTGGTGAGGAATGGATCTTCAGCATTTTTGCCTCGTAAAGAGGAAAAGCAATCTTATTCTTTTAAGAATAGAATGCAGATTTTGGCAGGAATTGATTTAAATAAATGATAAAAGGAGGAATTATATAATGTCTATTTTAAATAAATTAACTGAAGGCATCGTTAATCGAGATCTCCGACAAGAAGGCGCTGCTCTACTTTCAAAGTGGGAGAAGACAGGTCTTTTAGAAGGTATCGGTGATGCTCAGAAAAGGCAAACTATGTCACGTTTGCTAGAAAACCAGGCTAAGGAGCTACTTCGTGAGGCTTCTACTATGGCTGGTGGGGATGTTGAGGGTTTTGCGGCTGTCGCATTCCCAATCGTTCGCCGCGTATTTGGTGGCTTGATTGCTAACGATCTTGTTAGTGTTCAACCCATGAGTCTCCCTTCGGGACTCATCTTCTTCTTGGATTTTACCACGTCTAACAATGGCGCTGGACTTCCAAGACTAGGATATGGACAGACTGACAGTCCCCTTAACACTGATGCTATGGAAGAATCACTTTATGGCGGTGGTGTGAAAGGTATGCAGATTACTGGTGGTGTGGATCTTTCTTCTGTTGTTGAGACTGGGTTTTACGCCCTTAACAACGGGTATGCTTCGCCAACTGGTAGTGTTTCGACTGCAACCACACCTGTTGCTTCTGGTACTTTCTTGGGTACTGATAACGAGTCTAATACCGTTTCTAAGGCTGCTAGATTTGATGCAGATTTGACTTCTGGATCCGATCAGCTTTATGTTTGCTCAGTCGCACCAACAACGTTGGTGACTACTAATGGTAGCTCAGTCAATCTAGACAACTTGGTTACAATTACCGTCTCTTCATCTGCTGGTGTTGGTCAGTTCCTTGACAGCACTGCTCCCGGTCAGAGTCTAACTCAGTTACGACGTCTGACACACCTCGATAGCGATGGTAACATTAACTTTGTTGCTGTTCGTTCTGGTGGTGGAGGGACTCTAGCTACTGACATGGCTTCAGTTGACAATACGCACACATACAGCTTCCCAATTCAAGATAACATTACAAATGTTGGATCTCGTGCGTTGGGCTCTGTTGTTGGTACGGATGATTGGGGGCTTGAGAATAACACTGCGATTCCTGAGATTGACATCAAGGTTGATTCAGTCTCGATTACCGCAATCACTAAGAAGCTCAAGGCAAAGTGGACTCCTGAACTTGGTCAGGATCTTAATGCTTATCACAACCTCGATGCAGAGGTTGAGCTTACATCGATTCTTTCTGAGCAGATTGCTCTAGAAATTGATCGTGAGATTCTTAATGATCTGGTTGCCGGCGCAAAGGCTGGTACGTATTACTGGGCACGTTCGCCGGGACTGTTTGTGAATCGCACAACCGGTACTGAAATTGGTGCATCTTCGGCTGCTCCGGATTTCACCGGTACTGTGTCTGAGTGGTATGAGACGCTTGTTGAGACAATCAACGACGTGTCTGCTCAGATTCACCGCAAGACTCTTCGCGGAGGCGCGAACTTCCTTGTTACCAGCCCCGAGGTTGCTAACATTCTAGAGTTCACTAGCGGTTTCCGTGCGAATCTTACTGCTGACGCTGATAAGGGTACCGTTGGTGCTGTTAAGGCTGGTACGGTGAGTAAGAAGTGGGATGTTTGGGTTGATCCTTACTTCCATCGCAACCTTGTTTTGGTTGGACGTAGAGGCAATAGCTTCCTTGAGAGTGGCTATGTTTATGCTCCTTATGTACCACTGCAGGTTACTCCCACTATCTTCGGTACGGAAGACTTCGTACCACGTAAGGGTGTCATGACTCGTTACGGTAAGAAGATGGTACGTCCTGATATGTACGGCTTGGTTGTTGTACGAGGACTTCTTGGTGAGGCTGGTGCAACTAGCTAAACCTAACTAATTTAATTTAGTTTTAAAGCCCCGGCTTCCTTGTGAGGTCGGGGCTTTCTTTTTAAAAGCGAACATGTCAAAAAATTTTATTCAAGTAATTTTTGATATTTGAATTGTGTGCACTATTTATAACTGAAAGGAGAAACACCTTTCGTTAATTGACCTAATATACTATAAGGAGAAACATATTATGGGAACTAAAAGAGTAGGTTGGGCTAGAATTAAGAGCCTGATTAACGAAAACACAAATGCATTAAAAATTCAAAGAAATCCGATTAAAGTAATTACTACTGATACGGTTTTAACAGCTGCCGATAGCGGCAAAATAATCTTTTTAGATGCGAACGACATCGAGGTTACATTGCCCCACTCAGTTTCACTGGGAATGAACTTCAGAGTTATTATGGCGGATAATTACGACACCGCAGCTTCTACAGTAACTTCTTCCGCTGACTCAGTAACATATTTTCGGGGTGCTATTTCCACTTCTACATCCGATCACCTTCCTGGTGCAAATCCAGTTGCCGGAACGAGTGATAATTATTTGGGAGCATCTTTTGGTGCTACTTCTATTGCCGGTGATTGGATAGAGTTTATTGGTGGTGACAGTAATACTAATTCATGGTTTGTTAGTGGACATGTCTCGGCGTCAAATGGCGTCACGTTCTCTGTTTAATTACTTAGTTTTACATTTTTGATTAATTGCCCCCTTTCTTTGATCGGGGGTTTTTTTATTTAAAATACTATTTATTGTGAAAAAAGGGAGGTACTTATGGGTAAGAAAAGAAGAATGACACATTCAGGAAAATTTAAAAATAAACTTTCCTCACACCCAAGAACAAAAATAATAAAAACAAGTTCCAGCTCAGTAAATGAATCGTTAAATGTGTTGGTTGAATCACCGGCAGACAGTGTTGAAATTAGTTTAGCTTCTCCGGTGTTCGAAGCGGTTGAAGTGCCAAAGACACAAGAACCTTTTCCACAATTAGTTGTCGCTGCCCAGCCAGAGCCAGTTGCTGTCCAGCCAGAGCCAGAGCCAGTTGCTGTCCAGCCAGAGCCAGTTGTTAAAAAACAGACTCGTGCAACAGCTAAAAAGTCTAATACTAGGAAAAAGCCCTATAGTTCTAGAACTAAGAAAAGAAGAGCAGCTTCTAGATCTAGGACTAGCTCTTCAGAAAGAGTAAGTCAATCAAAGAACAATTAGCCTTTTGTTGAAAGCTTAACTATTTATTTAGAGGAGATTTAAATGAATGGCTCTACCAATACTAAGACCGTCTAGTCAGACTAGCGCAATAACACTACCTTCTGGAAGTTCTCCTAGTGACGTATCTGCTGCAGAGTTGCCTTTTGGGATATATCAGTCAGATTCATATTTTTTATCTGGAGCGGCTGGCCAGGTTGCGTATACATACAAAAAATTTGGTGGTGATATATTAGACATAGAGATAACAAAAGAACAAGTTTATGCAGCGTATGAAGAGTCTGTTCTAGAATATTCATATATTGTCAACATTCATCAAGCAAAAAATGTTCTTGGAGATGTGTTTGGAGATACTACAGGGACATTCAACCACGATGGCAGTACAATAACCGGTCCAGCAAATGTTAGTTTAAAATTTCCAAAGATTACTTTTTCATATGCCAAAAGAGTGTCTGAAAGAGTTGCAACTGAAGCGAACATTGGGGGCAATGTTAGAATTCATTCTGCTTCTTTTACTACAGCTGTAAACCAGCAAGATTATGATTTGCAAAATATTATATCATCATCAGCAGCAACAGATACGGGTGTTCCTTATTATGGTTTGGTGGGGGATAAAAAGATTTATGTTCAAAGAGTGTACCATAAAACTCCCCATGCGATGTGGAGGTTTTATGGCTACTATGGTGGTTTAAACACTGTTGGAGATTTGGCTAGCTATGGTCAATTTGCTGATGATTCAACATTTGAAGTGATACCTCCATTTCAAAATAAACTTCAAGCTATGGCGTTTGAGGATGCTATATATACACGAAATTCTCATTATTCTTACGAGATCAAAAATAATAAATTAAGATTATTCCCCGCTCCTGTTGGAAATAGTCCATCACAATTTTGGATTGAATTTTATATCAGAGAAAATGCCTGGGAAGAATCATCAGGTCCAAAAAGTGGAATTGATGGTATTAATAACATGAACACTCTTCCGTTTAGTAATTTACCGTATCAAAATATAAATTCAATTGGTAAGCAGTGGATTAGAAGGTTTGCTTTAAGCTTATCCAAGGAGATGTTAGGACAAGTTCGTAGCAAGTTTGGCTCCATCCCCATCCCTGGGGAGGCGGTTAATTTAAATGGCGATGCGTTACTTACACAAGCCAAAGAGGAACAAGATAAATTAAGAGAAGAACTTAAAACCGTCTTAGATGAATTAACTTATAGTAAAATGGCAGAAAATGATGCTAGTTTTATGGAGAGTACAAGCAAGATTCTATCTAAAATACCAAATCCGATTATTGTGGGGTAAAATATAAATGGCAGATCGTGAAAATAAATGGACACAACCCACACAACCTCCTCCCCCATTGTTTGTGGGAAAAAAAGAACGTGATTTGGTTAAACAAGTCAATGATGAATTAATAGAGAGAGTCATAGGGCAACAAATAGCTTATTATCCCATAAGCATTGAACATACTAATTTTCATTCTTTATATGGCGAAGCTATCCAAAAAACATTTTTGCCCCCTGTACGAGTCTATGCTCTAATAATGTGGGAGGGAGAACAAACTACAAATACTGATTTTGGTATAGATAGAAGGCCTTCTATTATAATTCATTTTCACAAACGTAGGTTAACAGAAGATCAAGATTTGTTTGTCAGAGAAGGTGATTTTGTGTTGTATGGAGAACAATTTTATGAAATAGCAACTCTCAATGAACCAAAA